CCATATCTTCAGCGCGTTCTGCTAATACAATGTAAGGAGTTTTAGGGTTAGGTATTTCCGGATCAAAAATTTGCTCTGAAAGTAACATAGCTCTATCTAGGTAGAAATAATACGAATCGACATTTAAGGCCTTGGAAAGTTTTACAACTGTTTCCTGAGAAGGGGTTTGCTTGTTATTTTCGTAAAGCGAAAGAGTGCTTTGCTTAATACCTGTCAATCTTGAAAGTTGCAGCATAGTTAGCTGCTTAGCCTTGCGGAGTTTTTTGAGTTTATCGCCAAGAAAATTCATTAATCCAGACCCCTTTCATGGTTGATTACAGTTAACATAAAGTAAGTATATCACAGTAACTGATGTAAGTGTAAAGAACATATTACCAATTGACGATTATAGCATAAAACAGTATAATTTCAACAAAAATCATGATGGCTTTACGGGTTAAATAAAATTTACATAGTTAGTATACCATGTTAGTTAGTACAGATACAAAAGAACATATTACCAGTTGACTGGATATGATTTGGGACAGTATAATTACAAACAAATGCAACTTATTATGTTATCTAAAAACGGCGCACAGATAGGAGATGTTTAGTTTGGGTGTTACATAACGGTGCCAAACTTAGTGTTGGGCTTGTATCGAATCACTTCCAGTTGGGTTCCAAGATAGTATTCAATTCGGATTAATAACAGGAAGGACGATAATGGAAGATATGATAAAGATGAATATTAAAGGTATAATTCCCTGTCCAGCATGTAGTAAGAAATTTGTATTTGCATACTCAGACGCCAGGGGCCATGCTTCGGTGCCTTGCGTGAGATGTGGAAGAATATCAATGGTTGATTACGAGACAATGTCGGCAACGCTTATGCCACCTTTGAGTCGAAAAAATAAAGTTAATGCTAAGTAACCAAGGGAACTAGCACTGATGACCATAACAATTTATTTTCCTTACCTGTTATTTTAAAAAACCGTTTTAAAATTTAATAAAGATTAATACTGACTGAGCCACTTAGGGGCGCAAAAGCCACCACAAGGCCGGGGTATAGCTAGAAAAAGCGATACTCTGTGCCTTTTTTTATTTGGCTTTTCAGGGCTTATTTAGTGCTGCCTTTTTTCTAGCTATTCGGCTAGATGAAAGGAGCACTAAATGAAAATCAAGTATGAAGTTTCTGGAGATGTTTATTCAAATCGAGAAAGAGAGAATCCGGGCCAAGAAAGGGTTATTAAAATTGGCAAGGAGCTCGTGTCAGTAAGCGAGGAGATTTACCGAGAGTATTATCAAATGGCCAGGCGTGAGCGGTATATGGTAAATGACATTAAAGTTGGACGTACTAATGTTGATGCAAAAAACGGAAAGGTGACTTTTACTCCAAGCAAAGAGGATTCCATTGAGCGTTTAATGGAGCAAGGCACTGATTTTACATATGACCAAGTGGTAGAAGACATTATTTGCGACAAAGCAATGCTTCTTATTTTACGGGAAGCATTGGCAGAACTAAATCGTGAAGAACAGGAATTAATACATGATCTGTATTATAAGGAGCTAACAGTCCGAGAGATTGGAATACAAGAAAAAGTTTCTCATATGGCTATTGTTAAAAGGCATATGAGAATTTTGGACAAGTTAAAAAAATATTTTTTATAAATTAGGTTTCCAAACAGTACTCCTCGTTGGCTATTAAGTGAAGGGATTAATTCTCTATCAAAAAATATGGAGGAAACTAGATGAATTGCAAAGCAAAAGTAGTTAACCAAGAAATCCAGGAGGAAATGATTGGTATGCTTACAGCAATAAGCATTGTGTCAAAAAGGTTGGCAAGTAAATTATTGCAGCTTAGTGAGCAAAAGTTAGAAGAAAAAGGCACACCAGCACACATCAATGAAGGAGGCAACAATTAATGAAAACCATCACGATTACAATTACTGGTGGCAGTTCCATATCCATTGTGATTAAAGAACAAAAACCTGATGAAAGTAAAGAAGCAAAAAGAAAAGCAGCACTAGCTTATTTGGACGCAATGTTTAAGCCAGTATTAAATTATGAAGTTTGAACCTCATACCTATCAAAAATGGTCAATACAACGAATTATTCAGACCCCAAAAATAATGTTGGCAATCGACATGGGTTTGGGGAAAAGTGTAATCACATTAACTGCCGTTACCAAGTTGCTGCAACACAATGACGTGACAAAGGTGTTAGTTGTAGCACCGCTCAGAGTGGCTAAGTTTACCTGGGAGGAAGAGATCAGGAAGTGGGACCATACTGCATATCTAAAACTGGCTAAAATATTGGGCAGCGAAAAACAGCGCACCACGGCACTGAACACCTCGGCGCATATTTATGTGATTAACCGTGAGAACTTGGAATGGCTAGTGCGATACTACGGCAGTAAATGGCCGTTCGATATGGTCATTCTCGATGAGAGCAGTAGCTTTAAAGATCACACCTCCAAACGATTTAGGGCAATGCGCAGAGTTCGTCCGCTAATAAAGCGGATCGTAGAACTAACAGGCACACCAGCACCAAACAGTTTGCTGGACTTATGGGCTCAAGTTTACCTTTTAGATAGCGGTGAGCGGTTAGGACGAACATTGTCTATCTACCGTGAGAAATACTTTGAGCCAGCCACCTGGGATAGGAACAACCCCCATATTGTCTATAAATGGCGACTAAAGCCTGGAGCAAAAGAGGTTATTTATGCCAAGATCGAAGATGTTTGCGTATCGATGAAGGCAAAAGATTGGCTGCTCATGCCCGAGCAAGTTTGCAACGTAATCAAAGTGCCGTTGCCCGAAAGTGCGCGAAAACTGTACAAACAATTAGAGAAAGATCTATTAATTTCATACGCGGACGGTAATGTGGTGGCGAATACGGCAGCCGTGCTATCAAATAAACTTATTCAAATGGCGAGTGGTGCTTTATACGATGAAAGCAAGAATGTCCGAAACTTACATGACGCCAAACTCAATACACTTGAGGATGTAATTGAGTCAGCCAATAAAAATCCGGTACTGGTGTTTTACTGGTTTAAGCATGATCTTGATCGGCTGCGAAAACGGTTCCCAAAAGCGCGGAGCCTTGACACAACTGAGGATATTGAGCAATGGAACAAAGGCGAGATCGATCTGTTACTTGTGCATCCGGCATCGGCAGGGCATGGCCTTAATTTACAAGCCGGTGGTCATATTATTGTTTGGTTTTCCTTAACCTGGAGTCTGGAACTATACGAACAAGCGAATGCGAGACTTTACCGGCAAGGACAAAAAAAGTCCGTTATTGTGCATCACCTTGTCGCTGAGGGAACGATTGATGAGATCGTAATGAAAGCATTAAATCAGAAGTCTTTAGGACAAGATGCCTTGATGGAAGCGGTAAAAGCCAGGATTGAGGAGATTCGTCAGATTGAATTGATGTCAGGGAGGAGAGCGGTTGACGGAAAAACAGTTTCAAAATAAGGTTATTCAATTTTTGAAAGATCAAAACATCTACTATGTAAAAGTATGGGGCGGAGGCTTCCAGCGAGCAGGAATTCCGGATTTGCTTTGCTGTATTCGAGGCAAGTTTGTCGCTCTGGAATTAAAAACCGAAAAGGGCACGCCCACAGTCTTGCAAAAATATAACATCTTCAAAATTCAGGAATCCGGCGGGTACGCTCGCATACTTCGGCCATCGGAATTTGCCAAGTTCAAGAGGGAGGTGATGGTCGGTGCGATTTAGTCACTCCAGAGTAAGCACATTCGTACAGTGCCCATATAAATTTAAACTTCGTTATGTGGACGGTATTACGACTATTGAAGATCCAAAGCCAGATGATCCGCTTGTAATTGGCAAAGCCATGCACATGGGAATTGAAGAAGGGATACCCGCTGCAGTTAAGTGGTACTCGGAGCAGTTTACTGTTCTGAACGATTTACACATTCATGAAATCATTAAACTCGAAATCTTGCTACCGAAAGTTAGGAACCTAATTGACTACGATACGGCTACCTTTGAGCTTGAAATCGAAACAGACGATTTCAATGGATTTATTGACTTGATCGTAAAAAATAGCGACGGCACTGTTGATGTTTTCGACTTCAAGTATTCAAATAACGTGGACAACTATCTTGAATCCGAACAACTGCATATCTACAAGCACTACCTTGAAAAGATTAACCAGGTAAAAGTTGGACGTCTAGGCTATATCTTTATTCCCAAAGTATTTATACGTCAGAAGAAGACTGAGGATATGTACCAGTTCCGCAGGCGGTTAATCCAAACTTTGCATGATTCCAAAGTTCGTGTAATGGAAATCATTTACGATCAGCAAAAGGTGGACCAATTTTTTCAGAACATCTCCAGCATCCAAGTAGCCGTTGACTATCCCAAAAACCCAACAAAATTATGTGACTGGTGCGACTACCAGGAACACTGCATGAAAGGAATTGATTATATGTTAATATTACCCAAAAATGAACGAGTGCAAGTAGACAAGGAGACCGCCCCAGTACTTTGGCTGTATGGCTTACCGTTTAGCGGCAAAACCACGTTTGCCAACCAGGCTCCGGATGTATTGCACCTAAATACCGACGGCAACGTCAAATATGTTGACGGAGCTCGCATTATTATCCGCGACGAAATTAAAGTAAATGGCCGCATTAAAGAAACCGTATTTGCATGGCAAATGATTAAAGATGCCGTTGAAACCCTTTGTGTTGGGCAGCACGACTTCAAAACCATTGTCATTGATTTAGTTGAAGATCTCTTGGAAAATTGCCGGATTTACATGTATGACAAACTCAGCATCACCCATGAGGCGGACGCTGGTTATGGTAAGGGATATGACATGGTAAGGACCGAATTCCTGCCGCAAATCAGACGGCTTACCAATGCGGGGTATGGGGTCATCCTCATCAGTCATGAAGTCATTTCGGAAATTACCAAACGTAACGGGGAAAAAGTGACAACCATCAAACCAAATTTGCAGGATAAGTATGCGAACAAGATCGCTGGTATGGTTGATATTGTTGGTCGGGTCATTATTGAAGAAGATGATAGCCGCTGGCTAAAATTCAAAACCGACAATATCCAGTTTGGCGGCGGTAGGCTAAATTTTGGAACAGATAAAGTAGAACTTGACTACAACAAATTTATGGACTTATACCGGACGGCCAAGCCGGAGACCGGCACGAGACTATCGGAGCCAGTAATTCCGCAAGAATTAACCGGAGAAGTTTCGAGTGAATCGGTAAGTGAAGTCACCAGTGCAGAAGTAACCAGTCCTGTACAAGAGGACAAGCCTAAAAGACGTTCTCGCAGGGCTGTATAATTATACATTACTATAAATTTGAGGGAGGAAATTTACTATGGCAAATGTGTGGGAGAAATGGAATAAAAAAATTGATACAGCTGGCTTAAAAGACGATGTCAAGAAAGCAGCGGAGAATAAACAGGATTTTAAAGATGTGCCGAAAGGCAAGTATGAGGTAAAACTTACTAAGCTAGAACTGAAGGCTACCAAAAAGACCGACGATCCGATGCTTTCGTGCTGGATGAAGGTCTTAGCGGGTCAGTATAAAGGCCAACATATCTTTTACAATCAAATGCTTACGACCGGCTTTGGCATCCATAACGCCAATGAATTCTTGCGGAGCTTAGAGAGTGGCGTCGAAATCGAATTTGAGGATTTCAAACAGTACAATGATCTGCTTATGGACGTGATGGAAGCGGTGGAGGCGGAGCAGTTAGAGTATGTTCTTGACTACGGCGAAAATGATAAGGGCTTTAAAACGTTCAAAATCGAAGACGTGTTCACCGAATGATCTTCTTCGATTTTGAGGTCTTCCGCTATGACTGGTTGGTGGTGTTGGCAAATGCCAACACCCAAACCTTCCAGACGATTATTAATGACGTAGATGCCCTTCGCCGTTTTTACGAAAAAAACAAAGAGGAAATATGGATTGGGTACAATTCACGCGGGTATGACCAGTATATCCTAAAAGGATTACTGATGGATTTTGACCCTTACGAAATCTCAAAATTTATCATAGCTGATGACCGCAAGGGCTGGGAGTACTCAAGTGCTTTCAATAAAATTCAGCTCTATGTCTTTGATATCATGACCACTATGCATGGTTTAAAGCAAATAGAAGGTTTTATGGGCAATGATATCAGGGAAACCAACGTTAGCTTTAAAACCGAAAGGAAACTAACCGAGCCGGAGCTAAAGCAAGTCGAAACCTACTGTCGGCACGATGTTGAGCAGACCATGGAAGTGTTTATAAACCGAATTGACGAGTTTGAAAGTCACCTGTCTCTACTCAATGCGTTTAAACTTCCACTAAAAATGATAACCAAGACCAAGCCCCAACTGGCGTCCATTATTCTGGATGCTAACCGCGAACACCGCAATGATGAGTTTGCAATTACATTTCCAGATACCCTACGGTTATCAAAATATCAGCATATTGTCGATTGGTACAACCAGCCGGTGAACCGGAATTACAATAAATCATTAAAAACAAATGTCGCTGGAGTTCCCCATATATTTGCCTGGGGTGGCCTGCACGGTGCGATAGAAAACTATTTCGGTGAAGGGATATATCTTAACATTGACGTGGCTTCCTACTATCCGGCACTTATGATTGAATACGACTATCTTAGTCGGAACGTGTCTGACTCTAGTAAATACAGGCAAATTCGTGATGAGCGCATTCGGCTCAAGAGAGAAAAGAACCCCATGCAGCAGCCCTATAAAATTGTGCTGAATAGCACGTACGGAGCGATGAAGGACAAATACAATGCGTTGTATGATCCTCGACAGGCCAATAACGTATGTGTCGGCGGACAGTTATTACTTCTCGATTTAATTGAAAAACTAGAGCCCTATTGCCAATTGATTCAGTCCAATACCGACGGTGTGATTATTAAACTTCAGAACGATGATGTAGATTTCATCAAATCGGTTTGCAGCGAGTGGGAAAATCGCACCCGCATGGTTCTCGAATTTGAGATGTTTGAACGTATTTGTCAAAAAGACGTGAACAACTATATCGTTCTTCATGCTGACAAGACCTATAAGTCTAAAGGGGCTTACGTTAAAAAACTGGACGTTCTGGACAACGATTTACCGATCGTAAATAAGGCGTTGGTTAACTACTTTACACAGGGAATGCCCGTCGAAGAAACTATAAGAGGCTGTACCAATTTAATGGAATTTCAAAAAATCGTAAAGGTATCCAATAAATACCTTCATGCTATGCATGGTAACAAAATCATAAGTGAGCGAGTCTTACGGGTATTTGCTTCCCGGAGTATGCGGGACCAGGGAGTTTTTAAACAAAAAACGCTCGATCGTATTGAGAAAATAGCCAATACTCCCGAGAGGTGTTTTATTGAAAACGGTAATGTAAATAACTTGCCGTTACCAACTAAACTGGATATTAATTGGTATATTGATGTGGCGAAAAAGAGACTGAATGATTTTTTAGTAAATTAATTCTGGTCAAAAAACCAGAAAAAAGCGCAAATTTCAATAAAATCTGGTCAGAAAATAACCAAAGCAATTTTGGAAAGCCGCATGGTTACTGGAGTTGCCACTTAAAACTGGTCAAAATTTGACCAGAAGAATAGTTAAAAAGACTAAATCCCTGGTTTTTTGACCAGGTAGAAATGAGGTAATTTTATGGAGATTTACAAGGGTTATATTCCAACATTGAATAAAAAACCGATAGGAAAGTATAAAGATACAAGTTCTTTGCTTACGTATGAACGTGCCCGAAAATTAGATGAGTATGCCGGTGTATTAGCCGAAGGCGTTGTTTTAGTTGACATTGATGATATGGAGATGTCGGACTTAGCCTTGCGTATCATGGATGGGCAAAGCATAAAAGTTCCGGTCATAGGTACGACTCGCGGCAAGCACTTTCTCTTTAAGACTACCGATCTTTCGGCCAACAAAACCGGTACCAACACAGCTATTGGTATCAAAGCAGACATTAAACTCGGCTCTAAAAATTCGTACCAAGTGCTTAAAGTTGGCGGCATAAAACGTCCGTGGATACGCAAAACTGACGAATTACCTGAGCTACCCAAATGGTTAGAGCCAGTGAAAAGTACGGTAGATTTTACCAACTTAGAAGAAGGCGATGGCCGGAACCAAGCTTTGTTTAACTATATTTTGACGTTGCAAGGCGCCGGATTTAGTAAAGCAGATATCATTGAAACGATTGAAATAATCAACCGGTATGTACTAAAAACGCCGCTAGATCAGCGTGAAATCGATAGTATTCTAAGAGACGAAGCCTTTAAAAAACAATCGTTCTATAAAAAGGGCACATTTCTCCACCATGACTTTTCTAAATATGTGGAGCGAGAGGAAAACGTTAAAAAGATAAACCAGGTACTGCACGTATATAAAGACGGTATTTATTCGAATAAACAAACCGATCTCGAAGCAAGTATGATTCGGCATTTACCGGAATTAACGCAAGCAAAACGCCGAGAAACCTTGGCTTATCTGGAACTTATCGCTGAAGAAACAGCAATGGCAACGGCCAATTATATTGCTGTAAACAATGGGATATATGACCTGGAAACTGATGGACTGCGGGAATATAGCCCGGACATTGTGATTAAGAACCGGATTTCCGTGAACTACGATTCAAGTGCATATGACCAAACTGTTGATAAAACATTAAACAAAATTTGCTGCCAAGACCCAGAACTTCGGATGCTTTTAGAGGAAGTAGTAGGATATATGCTGCTTCGGAGAAATGAACTCGGTAAGTGTTTTATTCTCATCGGCGGTGGTTCCAACGGTAAATCTAGTTTTATAGACATGCTTAAGTACTTTCTCAAACCAGTAAACTATTCGGCCTTGGCCTTGGAGGAAATCGATAAGCGATTTAAAACAGCAGAGTTATTTGGAAAACTAGCCAATCTGGGAGACGATATTTCCAATAAATACATCGAAGAAACCGCAATCTTTAAGAAACTAGTTACCGGGGAAACGGTTAACGTAGAGAGAAAAGGCGAGCACCCGTTTGAATTCGATAACTACGCGAAACTCGTCTTTTCGGCCAATGATATGCCGCGAATCAATGATCTGTCGGAAGGACTAAGGCGAAGGCTGATTATTATCCCATTTAACGCCAAGTTTAACGAAACTGACGTGGATTTTGACCCTAATATCACGGACAAACTTCAGACTGACTCGGCAATGCGCTACTTGCTGAAAATCGGGATAGATGGACTAAAGAAAGTACTTAAAAATAAAGGATTTACCTTACCTGCCATAGTCAAACGGGCACTTGCTCGATACGAAATAGATAATAATCCTCTCCTTGGATTCCTTGAAGAACATCCGAAAATCGAAAATGAAGTAGTCAAGGAAGTATATCTAAAATATGATCTCTGGTGCCGCCAAGCTAATCTGAAACCGTTAAGCCGTCCAATGTTTGGTCGTGAGCTATCCAAACAGGGTTTTAAAAGTAAAACAGTAACGATTAATGGAGAGAGCTTGCGTATTTATGCAAAGACGGATAAAGAGGCTATGTAATTAATTTGTGTAATTCAGTTGAACCTGATAGAGCAAGGGTTAGCCGGTTTAAATGACAAGATTACAGATGGTTTCACTTTCTTATTATTATAAAAGTATGGAAAGAAAAACTCTCATACACGTTAGATAAAACAGTATATAAGTATATATATATAATAAGAATAGCAAGAATCATGCCAAATATAAGAATCCTTATGCGACGCGGGTTTTGGGGACTTGGAAAGAGAAAAAATCGCTGATTTTATTTGTAATTTGTATCTGTCATTTTGACATGTATTTGTTCCGTAAAAATTCAAAGGAGAGCTAGCCATGATGAAAGTCGGATTTAAACTATTTACCTTGCATGGGCAATGTGAGGGCAAGGAAGATATAGCATGAACATGTTGCCGATTAATGCCGAATGGAAACGGCGCATCAAATGGGCGGATAAGCAGAAGAAACAGCAAAAGTCGAATGGAAAATTCAGTGGACAAGGCAAAGGGATAAAGCAAACGGCGGAAAGTAATCAAAGCAAGAATAGGAGCAGTAGAAAATGAATGCCAAGGAATATTTATCTCAGGCCTTCCGACTAGATCGAAAGATTAATAATAAGCTAAGGCATACGGTTTCACTAAGAGAAATGGCCACCCAAGGTACCAGAAGTATTCATGCACAGCGTGTGAGTGGTACCGATAAACACAGTCCCATGGAAAATGCGATCACTAGACTTGTTGATCTGGAATGCGAGATTGATGCTGATATAGATCGGCTTGTAGATCTAAAACGTGAGTTGGCTGCCTTTATTTCTCAGGTGGACAACCAAGTCTGTAAAATGCTCCTTGAACTTCGCTATCTTGAAGGAAATACCTGGGAAGATGTAGCTGAGCAAATGGGTTATGATCTTAGGTCGATTTACTGGTTACATGGAAAAACGTTACAAGAACTGGATCTTCGATTAAATAAACAAGAACTGGCTTAAACGCTGTAAATTATGGGGGAGTAAGACATGAGCATAGATGATATTGGAGCCAGAAACCTAATTGCAGGTATTTTAAAAAAAGCGTGTGATGATTATGCAAACAATAAGGGTTGCCCTGACTGGTGTACGTTCAGAGAATCTTGCGCGGACAACAAAATTGATTTTAAACATTGCGACGCGAAGAAATTTTTGCACTCTGCATGGTGTGCAGCACTTTGTGATGGGTTGGATATCGAACATGATAAGTATATAGCGGTCTGCATAAAAAGGCATAGACTAAGTAGAAATACTCACAAGTATGTTGAACAAGAAATTCGGCAATACAAAAATACGCTAAAAGAACTGGAATACCTAAAAAATGAAATCATATTGGAATCGCCTGAAAAACAAGAAGGGAAAAGCAGTGCAATTGGTAATCCAACTGCCAGTAAAGCTGTTAAAGTAAGTATGGACAAAAAAATCATTGAACTTGAGAAAACCCAAAAAGCGATTGAAAAAACATATCGTAGAATAAGCAATGATAAAAAGGTCGTTATGGAAGAGTATTGGCAGGGTAGATGTACAACTGCTGGATTAGCGTATCGAATTGGCGTTGATGAACGGACGATTAGGCGGTGGAAGCAATATATTGTTTACTCTGTGGCAGTAGAATTAAATTATTTATAAAGTGCCGGAAAATGTCCGATTTGAGGTGTTTTTATGTGTTAAAATAAAATCATGAGAGAATTATAGTTATAACGATAAAGCCTTCGGAGTAATAAACTCTGAGGGCTTTTCCATGTAAGAAGTTGTGTATATCAGTACACTTAACAGAGACTTGTAATAATTTCCCGGATAAAAAGATCAATTTTTTTGAAAATGCCCGAAAATGTCCGTTTTGGGGCATTTTTATGTGGTAAGATAATATCATGAGATAATTATAGTTATAACGATAACGCCTTTAGAACCGCGAGTTCTGAGGGCTTTTTTAATGCGCGAAAGGTGGTGCCTCCATGCCAATGAAACCAAAGAAACCTTGCAAACATCCAGGTTGTCCACTCCTAACAGCAGGTGCCTATTGCGAGTTTCATAGTAAACTACATAGCCATGACAGAGCCAGTGCTCATGAGCGTGGATATAATAGTCAGTGGCAAAAAGCAAGAAAACAGTTCTTACAAGCCAACCTCCTCTGCAGAAATTGCCAAAGCCAAGGGAAGTTAACTCCGGCTACAGTAGTGGATCATATCAAAGCCCATCGCGGTGATCAGGTACTGTTTTGGGATCAAAGCAACTGGCAACCCCTTTGTAAGAAATGCCATGATAAGAAAACCAGAACAGCCGATCAGTTTCAAGAGTACAGTTACTAACACGCTTGCAATTAGGGCGTGTTTTTTTATGCCATTAAATAAGGAGTGTAGGTTTATGATTGCATCGTCTGAGCAATCTTTAAAAAATAAAATAAGCGTATGCCTTCAATGTGGTCAGGAGTTCAGACCTACTCACAAAAACCAGAAATTCTGTAGTATAGCATGTGTAGGAATTTCTCAAAGGAAATTGTATATTTGCAAAAACTGTGGTATTGAATTCAATTTGAAAAGTGGAGGCAAAGGGATTTTTTGCAGTAGAGAATGTAGTTTTGATTATATTCATAAAAATAAAAAACAGAAAGAGCCAAAGCCTTTAGTTTCATGTGTAATTTGTGGTAGTCAATTTAAAGGAAAAGGAAATTCAAAGTTTTGTAGTGATCATTGCAGACGTGAATTTAAGCGGATCAGATTTAAAGAAAACTTCGTGTCCGTAAAAGAGACGAACTTATTTATTGAAAAACAATGTCCAGAGTGTGGAAATATTTTCAAAACCAACTATTATGCCAAAAGGAAAAAATTTTGTAGTGATGAATGCTGTAACCGATATTTTCAACGTGAGTATAAGATGGATCGAAAAGAGCAGCTACAAAAGGCTTATATTGAACCGGTTAGCTTTAAGAAAATATATAAGCGAGATAAGGCCATCTGTCAAATTTGTGGTGAGTATGTAGAGTATGATAAAACACCAACAAATCCAATGGGAGCAACTATTGACCATATTATTCCTTTATCAAAAGGCGGTTTGCATTGTATGAGCAATTGCCAGCTTGCACATCGTAGGTGCAATTCACTAAAAGGAAGTAAGATTGATTATTTTCACGAAGAAGCTTTGATAGGGTGGTAGGGGTAATCTACCTCCACGGGCGACGCCTAGAATGCCGCCGCCCCCCTCCGCGCGAAATTTCGCACAATAAACAGGAGGGGGATCGGAAACTCCACCAATTTTGAGGCACGCAGACCTTGTAGTATCAGGGTTCTGGCGTGTTATTTATTTTGCGTAAACGTATAATCGCAAAACAAGAAAGGGGATATCGCATGACGCCGGAGCAAAAAGAAGAAATCTATAAACTTAGGCTCCAGGGACTAGGGTACAAAGCTATTGCCCGGGAAATGCAACTCACTGTTGACGCCATAAAAGGCTACTGCAGAAGGCACCATTTAAATGGCCCGGCGGAAGTCGTAGAACTCAATTCGGAAGTAATCAAAGAGAAAAATGCCTTGTGCTTACACTGCAAAAATCCTATCCGGCAAAAGCAATATGGCAGGAGAAAAAGGTTTTGTTCGGATGCCTGCCGATACACCTGGTGGAATGAAAATCAAGATAAGCGAAGTAAAAAACCAGCAGCGATCTATCAGTACACCTGCCAAAACTGTGGCCGGAAATTTAGCGCCTATGGGAACAAGCAGCGGAAGTACTGTAGTCATAATTGCTTTGTTAAGTTTAAGTTTTGGAGTGAAGAAGATGGAATTTAAAAAGTTACCCATCGAAAGTTTAATACCGGCTAGCTATAATCCCAGGAAAAAGCTCAAGTCTGGGGATAAAGAATTTGAGAAGATTAAGAACAGCGTGAGCGAATTTGGTTATGTCGATCCGGTTATTGTTAATAAGGATCTAACAGTTATTGGCGGCCACCAGCGCATCTCGGTACTTAAGACCCTTGGCTATACCGAGATAGACTGTGTTGTGATTGACATTGATAAAACCAAGGAGAAAGCGCTGAATGTAGCTTTGAATAAGGTGACGGGCGAGTGGCAAAAGGATCTGCTGGCTGAACTTATCAAAGATTTGCAGTCTCTAGACTATGACGTATCTTTCACCGGTTTTGAACCTCCGGAGATTGATCAGCTTTTCAGCGAAGTTCACTCGAAGGAAATCACGGAAGATGATTTTGACGTAGATGAAGCGTTAAAAGAGCCGACAATATCTAAGCAAGGTGATGTGTGGCTTTTAGGTAAACACAGGTTACTGTGTGGGGATAGCACCAGGTTATCTGACATTGAAACCCTCATGGACGGGAAAAAAGCGAACTTATGTATTACCGATCCCCCATTCGGGGTTAATTTTACAGCAGGCAAAGAAAATGAGAGACTGATTTTAAATGACAACTTAAAAGGTCGGGAGTTTTATGAATTCCTATTAGCGGCTTTTAAAAACGTATACACAGTTCTTGACGACGGCGGTGCCATTTATATATTCCATGCAGATACGGAAGGCCTGAATTTTAGAAATGCGTTCAACGATGCCGGTTTTAAGCTGTCGAGTGTATGCCAATGGGTGAAACAATCGTTAGTGCTCGGGCGAAGCGATTACCAATGGCAAAATGAGCCGGTTCTTTATGGTTGGAAACCGACTGGTCCGCATAATTGGTATGCTGACAGAAAGCAGACTACCGTTTGGAATTTTGACAGGCCAGCAAAATCCAAGAGTCATCCGACGACCAAACCAGTGCCACTAATAGCCTATCCGATAAAAAACAGTAGCCTGTCTAACTGCATTGTGGTGGAACCATTCTCAGGAAGCGGTTCCACAATTATAGCCTGCGAGCAAACAAATCGAATTTGTTTTGCGTGTGAGCTTGATGAAAAATATGTCGATGTTGGAGTTAAGAGATTTATTGAACATGTTGGCGGTGATGACAGCGTGTTTCTTATGAGAAATGGAATCAAAATTAGTTATGCAGATATAGAAAAAGAGCAGTAGGTGGTTATTGAACTTCCCGTAGAACCCAATACTGTATACTTTCAGTAAAATGATACAATTATCAGATAATTAACTGGCTATATAACCTCTGTAGAGTTAATATACACACTAAGCTAAGAAGCACACTCGAAGGGGGCACAGCAAATGAAAACACAGAGATTCGGAATCGAAATTGAGATGACAGGAATTACAAGAAGAGAAGCGGCCAACGTTATTGCCAAATATTTTAGTAGCCTAGCGGAATACCGGGGTGGAGCCTACGACGAGTACCAGGTACCTGATAATAAAGGAAGAACATGGAAACTGGTAAGCGATGGGAGTCTTACCACCATGAAAAAAGTACACGGTAGATTAGTCACAGCGGATAAAGAATATAGTGTAGAATTGGTAAGCCCGATTCTTACCTACGAAGATATCGAACCATTGCAGGAACTGGTCAGACTTTTGCGGAAGGCGGGAGCCTTAAGCACCAGCCGATACAATGCAGGTATTCACATCCACGTCGATGCCAAGCCCCACACCCCGAATAGCCTGAAAAACTTGGTTAACTTAATGGCCAGTAAAGAAGAACTACTTTACAAAAGCCTTGCGATTGATTGTGCTAGAATGCGGTATTGCAAAAAAGTCAACGAGGACCTAATCACTGCCATCAATAAGAAAAAGCCAAAAACCTTAGCGGCTTTGGCCGATATTTGGTATGATGGATACGGGCAGGAAAGTAGAGAACGGCATTACCACAACAGTCGGTATCACGGGTGCAATTTACATAGCGTATTTACCAAAGGCACCATCGAGTTCCGGCTTTTTAACGGCACCTTGCACGCCGGAAAAATTAAAGCCTACATACAATTTTGTTTAGCCCTGAGCTACCAAGCCTTAGCGCAAAAGTCGGCCAGCGCCAAGCGAACAACCACCGACAACGAAAAGTACACCTTCAGATGCTGGATGCTTCGCCTTGGGTTAATTGGAAAAGAGTTTGAAACCTGTAGACTCCATTTTTTGAGAAATCTTAGTGGAAACTCAGCCTGGAGGAAGGCCGCCTGAAATGAAGGATAGGCCGCAAGGGGCAATACGCCCCTTGTTGGCTTTGATGGTATATGATTAGAACGTACGAAGGAGAAACTGATGGAAACAAAGATCTATGCTGCTTATGGCAGTAATTTGAACCTCAAGCAAATGAAGAAACGTTGCCCCAAGGCAAAGGTTATTGGCAAAGGTGAATTATTCGATTATAAACTTACCTTCCGGGGAAAACAGACTGGAGTAGCAAATGTGGAGCGTAGTGCTGGATGTACGGTTCCGGTTGTGCTCTGGATAATCACGAAAGATTGTGAGCAAGAGCTAAATCGTTACGAGGGCTACCCAAGACTGTATGGAAAAGAAATAGTTACCATTACGACGCCTGCCGGAGAACAAGAGGCTATGCTGTATGTTATGGCCAAGCAATATGAAACTATGCCTGCTATTCCCAGTGAATATTACTTTCATGTAATTCGTCAAGGCTATCAGGATAATGGAATTGACACAGCTCAGTTAAACGAAGCTTTGACAAATACTAAGGCAGAGTTATCATAAATCTATTGTGGGGTGAAGCAGAATGGATTCAAGCAAGGCAGAGGCTATAAAAAATGCAGTACTAACATGCCAAATTTGTAGTGGATATGCTGGCAAAGGGCTATGTGTTGGGCACAAAGAGATTGGCCTTAATTATGACTATCCGAAACAAGTTAGAATTAATATTATGTTTGTCGCTGAATCACCACCTAAGGTGGGAAATGGTTTTTTCTACGACTTATCGGGCCCAAAGGGCGATTTTAGAAGTAAACTATTCAAATACATTAATTGTGCTGGTTTGGGTTGTGTAGATACCCTGGAAGATTTCAAAAATAAAGGGTATTATTTAGCGGATGCCATTAATTGTCGGTGGGATAAAAGTAGCACAGGAAGCAAAACGCTTCCTAAATCAATATTTGAAAACTGTTCAATATATCTAGCTCAACAAATTGAGCTATTTAAACCTCGATTTATTGTAGCTATGGGCAAAAAATCGCAAGCGGCTTTAGAAACTAAACAGGTAAAGACCATCTTAGAAACATTAAAAGAAAAAACTCCGGTCGAAGATATTATTAAAATGACGTTTATTTTGACATCTCCACATGAAACTGACGAGCAGCGGATTGCTAAACTAAAAACGATAACTTTATAAGATTGCAATATATGTTAAGAAACATTAAGGAGCTTACACGAAAGTAGGCTTCTTTTTATTTGCAAAGGAGGTGATACCCATGGCCCAAAAAGGAAGGAAGCCAAAGCCGATAGCGTTAAAAATACTGGAAGGCAATCCGGGTAAACGACAGCTTAATACAAATGAACCTACACCAGTAAAAAAAGCACCCAAATGCCCAAGCTGGCTTGATACCGAAGCTAAAAAAGAATGGCGGCGATTAACTAAGCAGCTAGAAGATTTGGGACTGCTAACAACTGTTGATATGGCGGCCTTTGCCGGATACTGCCAAGCCTATGCCCGGTGGAAGGAAGCCGAAGAATTTATCAGTAAGCACGGCACGATTGTAAAAACCCCATCAGGCTATTGGCAGCAGGTACCACAGGTATCCATCGCCCAGACCTACCTTAAAATCATGAATAAACTTTGCGAGCAGTTTGGACTGACTCCATCCGCTCGGAGCCGAATTGTTGCAGATGCTGGACAGCAAAATGAGGCTGATCCGATGGAGCTGATTTTGCTAAGTGGGGGTAAGAAGAGTGTATGATGAGGCAAAAGCTCAGCATGCAGTTAGCTTTATCAACTGCTTAAAACACACCAAAGGCCAGTGGCATGGTGTGCCTTTTGCACTCTTACCTTGGCAAGACCAAATTATCCGGGACATTTTCGGAACAGTAAAAGAAAATGGCTATCGGCAGTACAATACTGCATATATCGAAATAAGCAAGAAAAATGGAAAGTCGGAAATCGCCGCCGCAGTGGCGCTATATATGACTTGCGGCGATAACGAGTGGGGAGCCGAGGTGTATGGCTGCGCTTCGGATCGGCAACAGGCGTCCATTGTATTTGACGTGGCGGTCGATATGGTTGACCAATGCCCGGCGCTACGAAAGCGGATTAAGCCCATAATGTCAGTCAAGCGTCTAGTTTATCAGCCCACCAATAGCTTCTACCAAGTACTTTCAGCCGAAGCCTATACTAAGCATGGATTAAATGTTCATGCCTGTATAATGGACGAACTTCATGCGCAGCCCAATCGTAACCTTTATGATGTCATGACCAAGGGCTCCGGCGATGCTAGAACGCAACCTTTATTTTTCTTAATCACTACGGCTGGCAATGATCGAAACTCAATTTGTTATGAGGTACATCAGAAAGCAAAGGATATACTAGCCGGAAGAAAAATTGACCCAACTTTTTATCCGGTCATTTATGGCATAGAAGATACCGACGATTGGGCTAACGAAAAAAATTGGTATATAGCCAACCCATCGCTTGGCTATACCATAGATATAGAGAAAGTCAGAGCTGCTTTTCAAAGTGCCAAGGAAAACCTAGCCGAAGAGAACCTATTCCGGCAACTGCGGCTCAACCAGTGGGTAAAACAATCGGTTCGCTGGATGCAGATGGACCGCTGGGATGAATGTGCTTTTCCCATCTATCTTGAAAGCTTACGCGGCAGAATATGCTACGGGGGACTGGATTTATCAAGCACCACAGATATTACCGCCTTTGTCCTGGTATTCCCGCCATGTGATAGCACTGAAAAATTTATAGTGCTGCCATACTTTTGGATTCCTGAAGATAACTTGGCCACAAGAGTTCGGCGAGATCATGTGCCCTATGACATCTGGCAGCAGCAGGGCTACATTAAGACCACCCAAGGTAATGTGGTCCATTACGGCTTTATCGAAGCCTTTATTGAAGAACTCCATACTATATACAACATCAAGGAAATAGCCTTCGACAGATGGGGCGCTGTGCAGATGGTACAGAACTTAGAGGGCATGGGTTTTACCGTCATTCCTTTTGGACAAGGGTACAAGGATATGTCGCCAGCAACTAAAGAACTCATGAAGCTTACTTTAGAGAAGAATATTGCACATGGCGGTAACCCAGTGCTCAGATGGATGATGGATAATATCTATGTCAAAACCGATCCCGCTGGCAATCTTAAGCCAGACAAAGAAAAAAGCACCGAGCGGATTGATGGTGCAGTGGCATTGATTATGGCATTGGATCGCGCTATAAGGAATGTGAATAAGGCTAGCGTGTATGATGAGAGAGGAATATTGGTGCTATGAAGTGTCTTTAGTAACCTTGATGTTGGTAATTAAGTACCATTTTTTGCAAGGTATTAGATATTAAAGCTAGTATATACTATGAGTGTAAAGGGTCTGTAATGGTCGAGCCAAGATTGGTGTCGGATATCTTATGGTGTTCGGCATCAGTCGGCCAAAGATTGGCGTCGGGTCGAAAGGCTCGGCGTTAGTCGGCGGGAAGGTTGGCATAGGTCTTGAAAGGCTGTACGGTAGCCCAACTGTTGCCGTGTGGTCCCAAGGGATTTATGTTGGTCGAGCTAAGACTGCTATGGGTTGTGAATGATACGGGTCGTTTGCAGTCGGGAGATTGCAGGCGGTTCAGTAGCTATCTGTGGTAGTCGAGCAAAGGTTTGCATCGGTTGTGTAATGCTTGTGGGTAGGCGAAAGTTTGCGTATAGGTATGTAATGATCGGTGTAGGCTGTAGCGTAGATCATTGCGGGCTCTTTACATTAACAGACTAGTTGAGCCGCTCAGTAATGAGTGGCTTTTTTTACGCCCATTTTCAGGAGGTGACCCATGAAAATCCCATTCCTATCAAGACTTTTTCCGACGAGAGCCAGTCCTCAAAATAGCTGGGGCAGCGCATATAGCTTTTTCTTTGGAACTAGCACAAGCGGCAAAACGGTAAATGAGCGAACAGCCATGCAAACGACTGCTGTATATGCCTGTGTCAGAATTCTTGCTGAAACCATAGCATCGCTGCCTTTACACACTTATCGTTATACTACGAGCGGTAAAGAAAAAGCAGCAGATCACCCCATATATTATCTGCTCCATAGCGAACCAAATCCAGAGATGACCTCATTCGTGTTCAGAGAAACACTGATGGGCCATCTTTTATTATGGGGTAATGCCTTTGCTCAAATCATCCGCGATGGTCGTGGCAGAGTAGTAGCTCTATACCCGCTCTTACCAAACAAAATGACTGTCAATCGAACGACCAAGGCCAGCTTTACTATCAATACGAAAAAGATGGCCAAAGCCATTTGCTACGCAGCTATGAAGTTCTTCATATTCCCGGACTAGGCTTTGACGGTCTCATTGGTTATTCCCCCATCGCCATGGCCAAAAACGCAATCGGTATGGCCATAGCCACTGAAGAATACGGAGCTAAACTATTTGCCAATGGCGCGACTCCCGGCGGTGTTCTGGAACATCCAGGAGTGGTAAAAGATCCAGCCCGAGTCAGGGACAGTTGGAATGCTGTTTACCAAGGCAGCGCCAATGCTCATCGTGTATGCGTCTTGGAGGAAGGGATGTCGTTTAAAAGTATTGGCATCCCACCAGAACAGGCCCAATTTTTGGAAACAAGAAAGTTTCAAACCGAGGAGATATGCCGAATATTTAGAGTACCGCCGCATTTGGTGGCAAGCCTTGACCGAGCAACTTTCAGTAATATTGAGCACCAATCCATTAGCTTTGTAGTTCACACAATCCGGCCTTGATTGGTACGGATAGAGCAGTCAGTAAATAAAGCCTTATTTACTGACAGTGAAAAAAGTAAGTACTATGTTGGCTTTATAGTGGAAGGGCTTTTGCGAGGAGATTATGCGTCGCGAATGCAAGGTTACGCTATCGGAATTCAAAATGGTTTCTTAAGCCCTAATGACGTAAGGTCTTTAGAAAATATGAACGCAATTGAACATGGAGATGTCTATGCTATGAATGGGAACATGCTGAATCTGGAAGATTTGGGCGCATATATCAAAGGACGAGGAGATGTGAAATGAATAAATTTTGGAATTGGCGTAATAGCGATGAAGGACGGACGCTGTACTTCGATGGCTACATAGCCGCGAATAGTTGGTATGATGACGATATTACCCCGAAAAAATTCAAAGCTGAGCTTACAGAATCAACTGGTGATATATCTGTCTGGCTAAATTCCCCAGGGGGGGATGCGCTTGCCGCAAGCCAAATATATACAATGCTAAAGGAGTATAACGGCAAAGTAACCGTCAAGATTGATGGCTTAGCTGCTAGCGCGGTCTCTGTGGTTGCCATGGCTGGCGATGAAGTTGTAATGTCGCCGACTGCCTGTATCATGGTGCATAATCCGGCCACCATGATTTTTGGTGAAGCTGCTGACTTTCAAAGCGGTATCAAGATGCTAAGTGAAGTGAAAGAGGGAATTATCAATGCATACCACCAAAAAACAGGGCTATCAAGAGCCAAAATATCAAGCATGATGGATGCGGAAACCTGGTTTAGCGCCCAAAAGGCAGTGGAGTTAGGTTTTGCCGATAAAATCCTCTACGCTCCCGATCAGGTGGAAGCGACAGAGGGTTTTATTTTTGATAAAATCACGGTTACCAACGCCCTGCGCCGCAAATTGCCAAAGGAAAAACAAGAATCAGAAGCCCAGCCGCAAGGCGTGCCGCATCAAGAGTTACTAACAAGATTGAACTTATTGAAATAGGGGGAACAACTCATGAATAAAATTTTAGAACTCCGTGAAAAGCGGGCCAAGCTTTGGGATAGCACCAAAGCCTTTTTTGATTCCAGACGAAATGAAAATGGTCTTTTATCTGCCGAAGACACGGCTACCTATGAAAGTATGGAAGCCGATGTAGTGAACCTGGGTAAGGAGATTGATCGACTAGAACGCCAAGCCGTATTAGATTTGGAACTATCCA